CGTCGAATCGGCATCTGAAACAACATTACCGCCGTGGGTGGTAACGCCTGTAATTCCCAGCGTGGTGGAAAACGTGCCGGCCGCGGCAGCGAAAGCGCCGCCCATCGTGATGTTATCAACCCATAGATTTCCCCAGCGAACCGCTGTGGTTCCCAAGTCATCGGCGGAATCCGTATCCGACACAACATTACCGCCGTGGGTGGTAACGCCTGTGACTGCTAGGGTCGAGGAAGCGACTAGGGCAGCAGAGAAAGTCTTGGCACCGCTGAACGTCTGGGTGCCTGACAGGTGCGCCGTGTCATCGTCGAGGTTGTCCGATGCAATCGCCGTGCCATTCCAAACGCCAGTAGCAACAGTACCTAAAATTGAGATTCCACCACTCGCACCAACATCTAATGCAACGGGATCTGTTGTGCCATCTCCTATCAGAATCTCACCGTCAGCCAACACAGCCGTTGCAGTAATAGCTCCGGTTCCACTACCAAGTAGAATTCCACCGTCTGTAAATGTTGAAGCACCCGTACCCCCGTCTGCGACGGGAACATCAGCTCCACCTGCGTGGAATATACGATTACCTTCAACTGTAAGAACACCCGCTGAAGAACGTGCTAACGTTGTATCGGAAGCGTGGCCGACATTGACTGCTGTAAGTTGAGGGGAATCGCCCGTACCCACGCCAATTGAAGTTCTAAGTGTTGCTCCACTCTCTGCTACGGGATCTGCTGTACCATCACCAACTATCATTTCACTGTTGGCCAATACAGCCATAGCAGTAACAGCGCCAGTTCCACTACCTAATAGAACACCACCATCTGTAAAGGTAGAGACGCCAGTACCCCCATCAGCGACGGTGAGGTCAGTAATACCTGTAATGGTCCCGGCGGTAATGGTAACAGACCCGAACTCGCCTAACGACGAACTAACACCTCCCGTGACTGCTAGGGTGGAGGAGATCGTTGCCGCTCCCGTGACGATTAGCCCCTTGCGGGCTATGAATTCGTTTGCCATATATTTCCTTCTTCTCTATCCAAAGGTAAATTATTTTATTTTATTTTTATAATGTTCGTACTGCTGACTTAACCGACCATGTTCCAGCGGAAGAAGTGAATTTTAATCTAGCATTACCACCCGACTCATCCATTGTAAATGTAGCATCTGATGTATTGCCAACGTCTGGAGTTGAATAATCTGTAAAAGTTATACTTGCCCCAGCCTTCCAAATTGCTATAACAGTACCCGCCCTATAATTAGTTCCATCGTTAACAGTATAATCAAACTGAGCACTTGAATATGTAGCCACCGCAACTAATGCGATAATTGATGTGGTTTCACCCCCACCCGTAGCCACCGATACCGATGATCCAGAGATATTAGTACCAGCAACTGTAGCGGAACCAGCTGCAAGTGCAGAAGTACCAATATCGATAGCTCCAAATCCAGAACTTATAGCTCCCGCGGCCAAGGTTCCAACTGTTACTACTGCTGTATCTCCGGTCCACGCGGTCAGTGCTGCTGGAGTAACTACTCTTGCGGCATCTGTACCTGTATTTGTTTCTGCATTGGTTGCTAATTCAACTATACCCTTATTTGTAGTTGAAGCATCTTCACCTGTAATCGTAATTGTTTGATTACTAGCAACAGTGTCAATGCCCTCCCCACCAGTAACCGTAAGAGTTTGGGTCTTAAGAGCAACAGTTCCACCACCACTTTCGCCAGCAGTAGTTAATGTACTTACAATATTACTTAATCCAGAACCATCACCGGCAAATGAACCTGTAAACTCACTACCACTAATTGGATAATTGAAATCGAACTCTTGATTCGAATGGTCCCATGTCATTGCTGGGTTGGTTTGGCCACCCATTTCGATTTCAATACCAGCACCATTAGCGGCTGTACTATTTGCAGAGCCCGAAGCAACGGTAATTAATGCATCTTCAACCTTAAGTTCTGATGTTTGGATTTGTGTAGTAGCACCCTGAACAAGTAAGTTACCAAGAATCGTAACATCACCTGTAAATGATCCAGTACTGAATGTTACAGTGGAGGTTGTAGCAACGGCCTGACCAATTGCAATAGTTGGGGTAGCGGTTTCTCCACTATTATTTGTTAATGTGACACCCGTTCCAGCTACTAGAGATGCAACATAATTTCCCGTAGTGTGGGAACCCATTGTGATTAAGTTAGTTAGATTTGACTGTCCAGTACCACCATCAGCAACTGGTACATCAGTACCACCAGCACGATAAATGAGGTTACCTTCAACGTTTATGTCTCCAGCACTTGCTCGGGCTACAGTTGTGTCAGATGCTGCGCCAACATTAACGGCTGTAAATTGCGGACTTGCATCAGTCGTTAAATCTTGATTTACTACCGAAGTATCTTCAACAGTTAAAGTTTTAGACGCCCCACTAAATGTTATTGTACCATCATTACCATCACCAATCGTTAACGATTCGGTAAGAGTTAACGTCCTAGCCGCTCCTGCAGCATTGATCGTTACATTGTTATTTTGGGTAACCAGATTACCACCAAGGGTAACTGTTTGTCCCTGAACCGAAGTAAGATTGGCAAGGGTATCAATCGCAGCTTCTATGGTTGTTTCCGTAGTAGCATCAATAGCATCAATATTATTAAGTGAAGTAGTATTTCCACCACTGAAGATACTCGTTGTGCCTAGAACAATATCCCCACCAGAAACCGTTAAGTCTCCAGAAAGTCCTAAACTTCCAGTAACTTCGGAATTACTTAATGCTATTAGACCTGTGCGAGCGACAAACTCATTAGCCATTCATATTCTCCATACAATAGTTCATAATATAATTAGTTTTAAAATTTGGGAAACAATCTAAAATAAGTTTGTATTGTCCAAGTGTCGGGACCGGAGCCTGTACTGGATATTCTCAAATGAGCATTTTCTCCAGTTAAGACAAAAGAAAACGCTATATCTGACGTATCTCCAACAGAAGCAGACGATGCATCGGAAAACGAAATTAGGTCACTTCCACCCCCCAACCAAGTAGCCAATAATATTCCTTGTCTTGCAGAACCGCTTCTAAAAGCTCTATAATCCACATTAGCTCCAAGAAAAGATGATGTTGGAATAGCTGGAGCTAAATTAGCAGTTTCACCAATAACTCCAGTAACGGTTGAACCAGACAATACAACCGAACCCGTAAGTATTGGAAGTCCTACGCCTTGGGCGAGGGTCGTTGTAACTTCTCGAGCAGTCTCCGCGACGATCGCTAATGAAGATGTAACTGAGGTTATAGCAGTTGAAGCGGTACCGGCAGCAACAAGAGAAAAAGATGCCGTAGTGGCGAAACTTGCTGAAGCAGCAAAGTCTACAAATATACTAGGATTTCTCGTTCCAGTAGTTGTGGTATTTTGAACCAACACAGTATTATAACTATCAACAGCCTGAATTGTTACTTTGTATTCAGACTGTGGAGTTATAGTAACTCTTAAGTCAGGTATGTCTAAAGCAATACCAGCTGGAATAGTATGGGGCATTATCTTACCTTGTAACGGAAGGTCTTACAATAAACTTTCCTTCAACAATTCTGCGAGTAATTGACCCACTTGTCATTAATAGATCATAAACATAATCTTGAGCATCTAACAACGAAGAAGAAACTGGAGGTAAACTAACATAAAGTGAACCTGAAGTATGTGGCGCTATCTTCTCAGTTTGAAAAAGTGCAGATGTGTCTTCTGAAGAATACGTTTCGCGGATGTGGCCACTGAACGATTCAGCTGTTATATTAATTGGTGTGTTGGTCTGATCAGTAATTGAAACTAAAATTTTAAATGTTTCACCCTGACCTACTGTTAAACTAGTACTTTGTGCCATAAGTTTGAATCCGAATTAAGTGTCTTACGTCTTACTATAAGTATTTTTATATAAAATAAAACCTCCCCTATATACGGGGAGGTCTATTTTAATACTTCTATATTTCTTATCAAGAAATTTAGTAATTCAAAATACACAGATCTGGTTGAACGGTCACTTCTATTTGCATCGGATCATCGGAATCAAAACTCAACTCACCGAAAGTAGCCTGAGTAATCATGCATCCTTTAAGAATCCACTCTTCAACTTTATCTCCCACAGGGCCTAATACATTAATTGTTATGTCCTTCTTATAGAAATCAGCATATCCGTCTCTACCCGTCACACTTTCATGGTGAAGTCGAACCCATTCCATTACCGACTGAGCAGACGAAGGAACAATTGGATCAAACAGAGTCATTGAAATTGGTCCCCACACCGTCCGACCCTTAACATATCGTTGAACATTGATATGATTAAGAACCTTTGCATCTTGGGATACTGTGGGTCTTGCAACTCCCTTTACTACATACGCTGGAAGACCATCTGCATATAGAATAAATCTATTTGCCATCTTCGGCTCAAATGCCTTAAAGAACAGTTCTTGTTCATTAACTAAGTTTGCCATATTTTTGTCTCCAAAAGATCTTTTATATAATTATAATTATCAACGTATCTTAAAATATAACGATTAATTTCTAATTTCCGGGGAATGTTGCGCCCGTTGGCATAATATTGAAATCAATAACAATGAATTCAGCAGCCCGTGCGGGTTGTAGATAAATTTGACCAACTAATTGGTTTCTATCAATCACATCCGGTGTATTGTTTGATTCATCCATGACCACACGGAAGGCATACAATCCTTGTCTTTCCTGAACACTAGCCAAGTATGGATTAACAATGTTCAAGAAACGGTTTCTTGTAGCTTCTGTGTTTTGTTCAAACACTAGGTATCTTGATGATGAAGCAATAAACTTCTTCATCGCGATCAAAAGACGCCGGACATTAATCCGGTCAAGTGCACTAGCTTTCTTCTGTAAAGTCTTCTGGCCCCAAGCAACAATTCCCTGTCCGGGGAAGGTTGCAATTGGATTAACCTTATTCTCATAAAGTTCATCTCTAGTTGCTCTAGTCAAACGACTCTTTGTTTGGGTTGCGCCCGGGATACCACCACGGTTCAATCCAGCAGGAGCAAACCACTCAGCAGCAGCATTATCACTATATGCAAATACTTCAGGCAATACCACCGAAGGAGGAGCCCATACAAATCTATTAGTATTAGTATTTAAAACTTTAACCCACGGATACCAACCAGCAGCATAATTTGTATCAATTAATGAAGCGTTTGAAATTGCCGTGGCCACGTTGGATGAACAACTTGCCAAGTCCATAATATAGAAGCAGTCTTGTCTATCCTCACATGCGTCAATTGCGTATTGACAGATATATGGATGTTGTTCATAATTGACCCCCGGAATCACTAACAAATTAATATCAAATGATTCTGGATTCTTAATTGCGTCAACAGCTTTCTTAAAGGCTACTGAACCTTCAGCAGTGGATGTTGACAAATCAAACCCCTGTGTATTTGTAGCCACAATGGATTCACCAATTGTTCTTTCACGACTTGGTTTAAATCCATCATACCCACCCTGCATTGGTACTGTAAATTTACGATATGCAATGTGGGAAGAATTAGTAAGACTTAAATTAACTCCAGCTACCTCACTAGCTCTTGTGTTATCAAGTGAAAATTCAGTTACTTGTGATGGTGTTGCAACAATAGTGCTTCTGTCTGGTATATAATTTACCGTTGTAGCATTATTCGGAATGGGAGCAAGATAACTCGCATTTGTATAATTCGTAGCAGTATAATCATACCCATAGAATTTCTTAGGATCGCGTGTAGCGGTAGTACTGTGTCCAGTATTCGTTCCCTGAGTCCAAGCGGTATCGAATACCAACGGAGGAACTGCGTCTGACGAGGCAGCCCACGGTGTAGATATAGCTGCAAATCCGTAAGGTACCGTGGTTTCTGGCAATCCAGACGCGTCGGCACTTAATACAATTCTAACATATCTACTTTTGTTTGAATAATCTCCTTGATAAAAAGTTTCTGCGGAAACAGAATCAGTAAATGGAGCACTGTTTCCAATTCGTCTAGCAACAAAATCTGAACTATTTACATCAAGGTTCAAATTATCATATTGTTCTAAGATTTCTGCATTCTTATCCGTGTCTCCATGTTTCCTAACCAACAGAGAAAACGTGCCGAAACTTCCAGACTGCGTTTGATACTTAATAGATTGAATTGAAATCTTAACAGCGGTATTTGAATTTGTACCATCGGCTAAAGTATGAACCTTAAACAGATCCCACCGATTTCCACTAATTAATTGTGAACGAAGATATGGGGTCTTTGCATTAGTGTAAGCAGCAGGGGATGAACTTCTTGATCCACTAAAGTTTACAGCCGCGGTTCCGGTTACCGTGGAAGCAGAAGCAAATGTAATACCTCCCCGTGTCGGGTCAACCGCGTCGGGGAAAAATGAATATACAAATCCGGGCTTCGTTCCGTAAGAATTAGTTCCTATTGCATTTCTTATGCTACTAGCATTTGATCCAGAAATACTAACAGTTGTCCAAGTAGCGGCCGCTGGGCTACTCGAAGCACTCAAGTGCATAGTGATATTGTCCATTGTTGGAGCAATAACAGAAGCAGAAGCTATTGTAGAACCACTAAGTGTTGGATGGAAAATAGCTGCTACTCGCGTACCTCCCGAACCACTAACAATTAATTTGGTAGTTTTAAGGGTAGCTGTTTCTGCACTGGTTCCATCTAATCCA